CCATTTTATAAAGCCAATCATGGATTGAATGCCCTGGTCTTTACGAAACTTGACCGCAAATTCAGCAAGGGCGATGGCGATCCGCGAGGCGTTGGGATGGTCGAAGCCCTCCTGACGCCTCAGCTCATCAAAAACAATCTGGCATTGCTTGATCTCGTCGGGGGTGATCCCACCGACTTTCTTTACGAGGGTATCTATTTTGAATTGCATTATGTTCTCCTCTTTATCATGACTATGGGTACATTCCCATGCTCTTATGAGCAGGTTGTATTCAAGCGGCTTGTCGCAGATGCGACAAGTTTTTTCATCCCCAAAGGGGTCGGATGGCGGATCGTATTTGCTCATTTTATTTCCTTTTGGTTAGAGTCCCGGATCAGCGTCGCTAATGCCGGCATCCGGGTCAAGTTCAATGGATCGGGTGGGCGTAACCGCGTCCTCGCGGCACGATGCGTGTACGAGGACATGCGGCTCGCTTACTTTGTCCCGAATATCGTAAAAGAGTCTTTCATATCCGATGGGCTTTCCACAGTACAGGCATTTTGTCTCTGCCATTGAGTGCGAAGCCTTGCAATCGGTGTGACTGCAATCAGCCGCGCAGGGGCCTAATGGTGATCCTGGGGGTGCTATTCTTCCGGTGGCCATGTTAGAGTCCTCTCAGATATTCGATCACAATAGGATTTAAGGTGGGGGTTGTCCTCGAAAGCTGCGTTGTCCATTCTGATCGTGATGGTAATATCCAGTTGCATTTTATTTGCTCCTGCCCCATGCGGGGCGTCTATATGATGGTCGTTGCGTTACCATCGCTGATAACGCAACGATTGAATTACACGTATCTGCCTCTGCCGGCGGAAATTCGTCCGCGTTCACGCACTTGAATTCAGTGCGTGAGTTTGTTCCCACTGTGACGATCAAGATTTCCTTCTTTGAATCGAAGTCAAGATACAGAGTTTCCTTATACGCTGCCGCGACTTTCAGCCAGTCCAGGAAGGGGTGAAATTCTCGCGTGGATTCCTTACTGCTTCTGTGAGGGCCCCAACAGCCCGTGACTTGAATGCTCATCGGGACACACGTGGCCCAACGCTGGAGTCTGCCTGAATAGCTGTAATCAATAACGGTGGTCGTGGGATCTTCGATGTCCGTGGTGGTGATCTTCATCCCATCCTTGGTAAGCGCGATCCGCGCATAGTTCAGGATGGGCAGACTTCTAAACTTAATCCGCCTGACCTTCTTTACAGCGGCATACAGTTCTTGGCCGTCACGATCACAATCATGGTAAACCTCCCGGCTTCCACTCATACATGACTTTGATGATCTGCGGGTAGATGGTGTGCAGGTGGGAACGCCGCGCATCATCAAAGAATTCCATGTTGAGGTTGTTGGCTTTCATTAGCTCGGCCTGTCCTGTAAGCTGCATGACGGCGATACCTGCCTCAAACATATCGTGCTCGGCGGTGCGGAGCAGGTCGTAGGCTTCCCAATAGACATGTGCCACCTCCCAAGCGGACGTGATCTTTACATCCAGTTCGATTGCATTTTGCCACTCCTCGGTATTCTTGAGGGGTTCCTTTGCCAGCCGTGCAATGTTCGCATCGGAGGCAAGCGCGTCGAGATCGTTTTTCAGGAAATACGCCTTTTCCTGTTTTATCTTTTCAAACATCATCGACGAGAGGGTGTAGCACTCTTTCATTGTACGGAAATGATCGAGCGCGTCTTTAAGTTCATTGGTCATAATATTTTCTCCTGATCTATATGGGTGGTTTGGGTTGGTGGTTATCGGCGGTATCCGCCTCATGGGTGCCGGCCTCGAATGCTTTCCAGGCGCACTCATTACACATATGGACGTAGCGCACTGGAGGGGGAGTGTCCCGCTCAAAATTATTTACTGCCATATTCCAACAGGCAGGTTCATTTTCGCAGACCTCGCACGCCCCCATGTCAAAGAACGCGACGACTTGTCCGGTGACACAATCGTGGGTGCCAATGATGACACAGCCGTCGTGGTCAAGGAATTCCTGATACTTCTTGAGCAAACTTTCATGGGTGAATCGGTCAGGGCGGTAATACCGCCTGAGAAAATCCGAGAGGTTATCTGCTTGGACTGCATAGATTTCAAACATGGCCGCGCTCCATAAGTTTGACAGCACACTCTACGGCATTATCCTTGCTCTCGTCATAGCCGCAGGAAGCGCACGGAGGGTTGCCATCGTATTCCTTGTGGCAGACAGGACAGTGCCCCATATGATCTTCATCGTAGTCGACCATCACAAATCTAGGCTTGGTGATGCCATCGCCGGCGATGACTTCCTTCACCACTCCACCTGCGCAAACGACAACCACGCGCAGGTATCTTTCAAAGGCTTCCAACTGTGTCCTTCCGAACACGGCACTATTGAGCATACAACCGGGAGTTTGGCACCAGCTTCGTAATGTTGCGGTTGACCTCATGGGTTGTTTACAAATTGGACAAGGGTACATGATTGATCTCCTTTTATCCCGTGGGGTGCATGGGGGGCATGGTCTCGAACGTGCCTCCACACTGTTTGCAAGTGACCTTTTCCACCCACGAACTGACCTTATAATATTCCTGACACTCCGGGCATATCCATTCATAGCCCGATGCAACCATGTCAACAAATACCGTTTCATCTTCTGTGGTGTCAGGATCGTCGGTGTCTTGCCTGTCCTCTGCGGATGTTATTTCACGGCCCTCGGCGCAGTCATCACACTGATAGCCACGGTGGACATCCTCGACGGTCAATTTGTTTTTGCGCCGGCAAGTTGGGCATGGTTGATTTCGCACGCCGGCCCGTAGCGCAGACTCACCACCGGGATCGTAAAACATGCTACGGTCATCTTCATCAAAAAAGTCATACATGATTATTTTCTCCGTTGTTGCAGCTTGTCTTATCCGCTAACGATTGGATAAACCCAAAGCAGAATCCAGACAAATGCCGCGATCCTTCTGTGGGTTGCACACAATAACGTAAAGGGGATCAACAAGGAATACATCCCAAAATAGGGAACTATACAGTAGGTGGAAAGAGCGGCCAGCAATTCCTGATCCGCCGGCCTATATTTCCACACATAGAAAATCAGGGCTAGTCCAACAGGTATCAGGAATGGGAAAATAGAAACATTCCAATCATCCAACCCGAAGGATTGCGCCTTGACATATCTAATATTTGTCAGCAAATCCACGGCCCAATTCCCCCAAAGAAGCCATGAGAGCAACAGGGTTGCCAGCCCAATCAGAAAGATCTCGATAGCCTTACTTTTCGTGGTCATCCATGTGAGAATGACCAGAATTCCCGATTGCGGTTTTATCATCAACAAGGGCAGCGCCATTGAAGACTGCATAATAAAACCAAGCATCGGGAGCCATTCAATTTGTCCGTTTGCTATGGTGGAAAGAAACGGGAAGGATGTAAAGATAAGCAATAGGGAATACGCATTTCCACTACGCCGGCTGATAAGCCAGGCGGTCATGAATAATGTGACTGCGGCATTGAATATCAAACTAATGGGTACTGGCACCAGTTGAAAGGGTGCAAGCAGAATGGAGGTCCAGGGCATCCCTATGAAGTTGGGCTGATCGTAGGGACGCCCAAAGCGTATTTGTGAGAATGTCTCCCGCCAATCCACCGCATCAGGCGGACGTAGCGTGAAGATAATCAGACCCAACAGGAAGACCAGAAGTAGGAGCATCCTGTTCTGCGATCTTGTGACTGAAGTAAACATTATATTTTCTCCTTGGTAACGAGGCAGGCTGTGTGTTGCCTGCCATTCAGGGATTTATTGTTTGATGCCTTGGGCAAGATGCTTGAAAACATCCATAACATTGCCGTTGACATAATCAATTTTTACAAGTGTGATTTTTATTTGTGCTTGTAGCTGGGGGGAACCACCCTTTATATTTTCGATCAAAGCAGTGAAGGGGATAACGTTTGAAATTCCAAACTTTTCATCCACATAGAAAAGCGTATCCATATCCAACCCTTTCTCGGAAATGAAGGTATCCAACCAACGGGCAAATTCTGTCACTTCCTTGTTGGAAGTGTTTGTCTGTATAGCTCTCATGTTATTTCTCCTGCTTAGATGGTTTGTCATCATTACTATTTAGGATTGGGGAACGAGATGTTGTACACCCATTTTGCAAGCGCCATCGGGATCACGTTCCAGATGAGTTGAAAGTGTGTAACACAAAAGGCGACATTACCTTTGTCTGTGGCGACGACATGAGTCGCGGCGTTACCACAGATTTCACATTTGGTGAGGTCAGGAGGGGGAGTGGAAGAAGCGGTCATTTTGACCTCACGGTATAGGTATGGGTTTTTCCAAATATGGTGTTAAGCGACGTACATACCGAGTCGGCAATTGCTTTGAAATAATACTCATTGCCCGTGGTGGTGATCTTGTTGGTCTTTAGGTCTTTGCATTCGATGATGTAGATCATTTTATTTGCTCCATTCTTGAATATTGTTGGGTCTTATTGATTAGTCCATATACTGTTACAGTAACAGTATACCATACCGTAACATTACGTCAAGAATATTGCATTACAATTTCGTAAGCCATCTTTGGTATAATGCTTCCGAAACCTACAAAGCGTGTAGTCATTTTGTGATATTATGAATAACCCGAAAGAATAAAAATAACTTTGTTCTTCTCTAACAAATAAAATAACAGGTAAAAACAAGACATGGCAAAAGACCGTAAACCAGCAGAAATTGAGCGCGACCGCAGGAACATATCCAGGCTTTATTTGCAGGGGAAGATACAGGCGGAAATCGCAGTCGAATTAAAGCTGTCACAATCCACAATTAGCCGTGAATTAAAGCTATTGCAAGGTGAATGGAAACAGGAACGGGTATATGATATTAACGAAGCCAAAGCGCGGGAACTGGCTAAGTTGGACAACCTGGAATTGGAATATTGGGAGGCGTGGAAACGAAGTCAGAAAAATTCGATCACAAATATAGACAGCACAGGTCCACTGGGTAGAACAAAAACAATGAAAGACGAAAATCAGTTTGGTGATTCTCGCTTTCTCGATGGCGTTATGGATTGCATAAAACAACGATGTGCCATTCTTGGTGTTGAGGCACCAAAGAAAATTTCTTCTGATCCACAAGCTAATATCAATATTGATTGGGACGAACTATCTCCCGATCAGATTTTACGGATTCGCAATGGGGAGGATATTGCCAGCATAAAGAGTGAAATTGATGAGCAACACAATAAGAGCGCAAAAAAATAAATGGCAATTACGAGCTGAGGCTGAATTGCAACTTCGGGCGCGTCGGGGAGACAAGGGAATCGCGCCCTATATTCGTGGATACACAACCTACCAGAATGACCCCATAGGGTTTTGTCAAGATCATTTAAAATCCACCTTCACGGATGAGATTAAAAAGGTAATTGAAAGTGTAAGGGATAACCCGGTGACTATTGCTGTTTCAGCCAATGGAGTAGGTAAGAGTTTTGCCGCCGCCAGGACCGCTGTTTGGTTCTACAAAGCCTTTCCACAATCTCAAGTTTATACATCTGCTGCGCCACCCGAAAAAAATCTTAAGAAGATATTATGGGGGCAAATTGGTTCACTTGTCCATGATTTGCCTTTTGTGTTTACAGAAGATAAAATAAACGAAGACATGAACATCCAGAGGGAATCAAAATCCTTTATCACTGGTGTTATTATTCCATCATCGGGCACACCTGAACAACGGGAGGCTAAGTTCAGTGGCCGGCACGCGCCTTATCTATTTTTTATTGTGGACGAAGCTGACGCGGTGCCACCCGAAGTGTTCAAGGGAATCGAGTCTTGCATGTCGGGTGGTCATGCACGATTATTGATTATGTTCAATCCTCGCGCCGATAGGGGAGTAGTTGCAAATATGGTAAAGAACAAACAAGGGCATGTGATCCATCTATCCGCTTTTGACCATCCAAATGTTTTGACCGGAAAAGACCTTATTCCGGGCGCGGTCACACGCCAAAAGACTGTCGAACGGATCAATGAAATGTCGGATGCGCTTGCACCTGGGGAAAAAAGGAGCATCGAATGTTTTGAGGTTCCAAACTTCCTTGTCGATTCCGTCGCTATTGACAAGGCCGGTAAGCCATACCCGCCATTATCCCCAGGATGGAGGCATGTTAGAAACCCCGAATTTTTTTACAAGGTGCTTGGTATATATCCACCACAATCCGAAACCCAACTAATTTCACGTGCTTGGACGGACGCGGCAGTTAGCCGTTGGACTTCCTATGTTGCCAGATATGGCGAAGTTCCGCCCCCAACCACGCTACCTGTTTTAGGACTGGATGTTGCCGACATGGGTGCGGATAAAAACAAACTTTTACAACGCTGGGGAGGATGGGTTCCTCGTCTACGAGGCTGGGGCGGCGTCGATCCAGATATGACAGCGATCAAGGCGGTTGAGATTATCAAGGAACTAAATGTCCCACTCCATGCCATCAACGTATTTGTGGATGGCACGGGAGTCGGCGCGGGTGTTGCCCCAAGAATGAATCGCCTTGGAATACCAAATGCGACAAGAGTCATGGTTGCATCTTCGCCAACTTACAAAACAGAGATGGGTGAGTTTTACCAACTACGAGATCAGTTATGGTGGTCAGCTATGTTATGGTTAAAAAATGATCCCGGTGCAATGCTGCCTCCTAATGATGAGTTGATTGATGAACTTCTTGCTCCTACCTATTGGACCGGTGAGAGGGATGGTAAACTAAGGGTATCGAGCAAGGAAACAATGATTGAATCCCTTGGACGTTCCCCTGATTCTGCCGAGGCTTTAGTGCTATCCTTTGCGCCGGCCATGCCCGTCGCTGGAGCATTCCGATGATCTGTAAAAATTGTGATGACGGGTTGGTGCTGAGAACATTAGCTCATAGAAAAGATGGTGATGTAACTATCACACTCGATCCCGTTGCCTGTGACTGTTGTGGGGGCTTCTTTGAGCACTGTGAGAACTGCGAAGCAGGCCGGCGTGTTATTGAGTGGATTGATGATGACACTGATTCCGTGATATAGTACAGAGTAATTCGGTAGAATTTTTCTACTACATCCTGTCCCGAAGTTTTGCGAAAGGCCATGAGCATAAGCACTCATGGCCTTTCGCGTTCACTACGTTCACAAGGAATTACCATGACCACAAAATCACGCATACCCCTGCCGCCTGTGCCAACCACACGGATGACCAAGAATCAAATCATCCAAACCTATCAAAACGTAATGGCCGTCTTCGAGCGTACTGCGCTGGCCGGCAGCCTCGGCCAAACATTCGGAGGGGATCGTGACATGTACCAAATACTAGGGTGGAAAAAGCGGCTTGAATTTCAGGACTATCTTGATCTGTATGATCGCAACGGCATGGCCGCGAGAGTCGTGGATGCGCTGGCCGACGAAAGCTGGCGGCTTGCGCCTGAAATGACGGATGGTGATATTCAGAGTGGTGATGAGGACGAGGACAAGCTGACTGAATTCCTGACATCATGGAATGAAATGGCGGAGCGGCTTGATCTGTGGAGTATCTTCAATGATCTGGATACCGCGCTGGGCATCAGCCGCTATGCCGTGATCCTGCTGGGCGCGCCCGGCAAACTTGACTCACCCCTCGCCCGTGCAGTGACTATCAACTATCTGCAAGTGTATGATGAGGGACAGGCAAAAATTTCCACAACAGATCGGGATATAAACTCACGACGCTATGGAATGCCCACCATGTACAACATTACCTTTGAGGATGGCGGGCAAAGCCGGCCAGTGCATTTCACACGGGTCATCCACTGCAAGGAAGGGCGCGGACGATCCAGAGTCTATGGCATTCCACGACTGAAGAAGTCCTATAACTATCTCTCCGATCTGGAGAAAGTGGTCGGCTCATCGAGCGAGGCGTTCTGGTTGTTGATCCGCAAGGGTCTTATCATCTCCGCGAAAGAGGGGATGCAGTTGCCCACCAAGGGATCACCCGACTATGAGGATATGCAGGCCGAGATCAGTGAATGGGAACATCAATTACGGCGCGTCATGCGCGTGAAAGGCATGGATGTGACAGACCTGGGAGCGCAGGTGGTGGATGGCAAGGCGCAACACGACCTGCTCATCACGGATATAGCCGGCACCAACGGAATGCCACAAAGAGTCCTGGTCGGGTCCGAGCGCGGCGAACTTGCATCTACACAGGATGACTCAAATTGGGCCGGCGTGGTCGCAGCCCGCCAGCATCAGGAATGTGAAAAGTGGGTCAAGGACTATGCACGCACCCTGATTGCATTAGGCACATTACCCAAGCCCAACGGTAAAATGGGGGTAAAATGGCAGGAGCTGTTCAAGTTGACAGCGATGGATCGCGCTATTATTGCAGATAAGGTTGCGGCCACAATTGTACACATCACCAATGGGGCACCAGAAACAGCAGTGGACATTGCCGAATTCATGAAGGAGCATTTCAATTACATCCTTCCAAAGAACGCGACCACGCCCAAAGCAACCGCACCTGTTGTCATCAAAAAAATTCCCAACTCGACGCCTCCCGGTAGTAATGGCGGCGGGTTGAAGGGCAAACAAACCTCACAATTGATTGAGGACGCCATAGGATAAGGAGTCTGGCATGGCTGGTGTTAATACTATCATTCGTGAATGGGTCAATAGCAGGGCAAAGCCTGATGAGAGTCGCGGGCACTTCCAATGCCCCGTGTGCATGGATACCTGGCAGATTGGTGAGGCAAGCCGGCACACAATTGAGTGTTGGGTGCCATTGTTGCAGGCCGACATCCCCGCTCATGCTGATGTCAGTAAGGTTGGTGAGGGCGGTGATATTAAGCCAATCACTGACGGTAAGAAAGTCAAGGCAAAAGGCAAGGCTAGGGCAAAGGCTACACTGTAAGGAGTCACCATGCACTGTGCATATTGTCATAACGAATGGACGCCGGCCAAGTATCACCCAAAGACCTGTGCTTTTTGTGGTGCCACCAAGTCTGAAAAGGATTACGAGAAAAGTGACCCATTCTATTATACCGGCTACATCGTATGGAGTTTGCGAAGCACCGCCGGCGCATGGTGGGAATTCGTTTTTTATAAAGGTATCACCCATATTGGCACAGTGCGTTGGAGTCTACGGCGCATGATACAGTATGAGGAAGGTACGGACATCATGCCCTTCGTCTTGAGGGAACTGGAGTACGACCTGGGTATTACGCAAACCCCTGTGATCGAGATCGACCTATCCAATCAAATTCACTTCGTTATGGATACAACGCGAATCGCCTTATTGGACAAGGATGGCATTGCCGATGAGATTGACAGGCTCATGGCAGACACATTCGGGAGGCTCTAATGCGTCACTGTCTTCCCGATCCAGAAGCCCTTGAGAATCTAGGGTCACATGTTACCGCCGCATATTCGTGCGAATATGATGACGGGAAACGGGTGAGAACAGAATTTGTCAGGCTGGGGGAGGATGGGAAAATATTCTTTATGTTCTGCGATTCATGCAAGGCGCAGATGAACGCGCAGGTACTTGAACCAATGGTCATGGGAGTCTTAAGTAATCGTCTGCCATCTATTGTAGAGCGCATCCTATCTGAAAAGATCACGCAGGTCGCGCAGAATGAAAAATTGATACAGGGCAATGGTGAACAAATGGTGTACCGCGATTTCATTCTTACCTGCCGGCCCGGTTTTGAAATGCCCCCAGTGGGTAGCGAGAACTACGTGAATCTACTCAATGAGATCGACAATTATATTGAGCATACCGGGAAAGTGTTGAGATTGCGGGGGCTGCAAATAGAAAAACTACAATCAGTTGTACCCCTAAAATCAGTGGATCTCTCATGACAGTCAAATTCATTGACGGCCCACTGGACGGTCAGTTACTTGTCATTCCCCCCAATTATGATGTGTGGAGGGTATCTGAAGTTCTGCTCGATATAAACGCGTGGGCATCCGCCCCGATCCCCATCAAACTCCATTACTATCACAGGGCTTTTGAAGGCTCTGTTTATTTCAAATATCAGGGAACTGTGTTGTCATGAAGAAGCCGGCCAACTGGCAACACTTCCCATTTCCAACCCGCACTGAAACCTACATCTTCATTCACGGGGACACGCCTGCATGGGAATACCTGGCGATTGAATTGTGGAATAAATCATCTGGCTACGCCGGCCTGCTCGGAGCGCGTCCCGTTGCCAGTGCGACCATTCATAGGGGAAAGGGGGAGACGGATTATGTCTATGACCCCATCCTCAAACAATATCACAATATGCGGACAGGCAAAGTGATTTCATCAACCGATATACGCATGGCCGTGGCAAGAGTCAGTAATGATGTGCAGAAGCAGATGCGTGAACAGACTCACCAACTTCTAGCCGGCACGCTCATGTTCCTGATCTGGTACAACCGTTCCCGCGACTTGCTGTGGGCGCTTTATAAAGCTGTCTTCATTGTGAACGTCGGCGGCTTTCTGTTTGACAATCAGGCCATGCGAGACCTGTTTTATTTGTTGATCCTCGCACAGTTTGAACGCTTCGATGAATTTGCCATGCACCTCGGCAACATCCCTGAATTCACTGGTCATGAAATCGCACGCGCCGGCTCGTATGGAAGATATGGAAACCCATTCAATCAAAATATCATCCTTGAACTTGGGGCAATGGATGGGGACGATCAGGCCAAGCGTATCCTTGGCCCCAACGAGAATCACTGCACCGATGCAAAGGAAATACGCGGCTGTGTCGAATTGGCCGGCCTTGGATGGATTCCAATACGGCAAATGACACCCCTTGGAGGTGCTGTCTGCCGTGCTCATTGTCTTTGTTCAATCATCACCCGCAAGAGTTTTGCCCCTTAGAGAGGTAGACAATGAAAACATTTGAACCTGACAAGCGTAAGATACAAGTGCGTGGGCAGGGGGAGCGAAGCCCATTCTTATTCCTGTTCGACCCGAACAGACAGGAGATCGAGATCAAACACAGGGGCGTCACGTATTGTCTGAAAGTACATGACCTGATCGAGTTCTCCAAGGGGGAACGCCTAGTCTTCCATGCGCCGGCTGGATTGGAAACCAGTGATGATGAGCCTATGCGCGGGTTGTTTGAATGAGTGATCGGCTTGATGATCCGGTTGGAGTCATGGCGCACGCCGGCAGGTATGCGGGTGGAACAGCCCTGATCGTGCTGGGCGGGCCATCCGCAAAATATTGGCAGGATATCTATGATGCCCTGCGTCCCGATGTACTGTTGGGAGTCAATGGGGTCAACTCCATAATCCCAATGTTGGACTATTGGCTATGTATCGAGAACATGCTTCGCACGGCTCGTCGTGCAAACCATGACCTGCGTGCCAAAGAATTCATGGAAATGCTCCAACGAACAGGTGCAAATGTGCGCTTGGTAAACCGCAAAAACATGCCCCTGATGAGAAATCGCAACGATGTCATTGCTGTGCAAAGGCGCGGGCCTTTCGAGGCAGATCAAGTGCCGGCAGATTTCTCCTTCCGTGAGTATGGACCGGGGTTGATAAAAGGCGCGTTAATGAAAGATAGGAAAGCCATTGGAAATTTGAAATTACCCGTGGGAACAGTCGGCTTGCAAGCTATCCACATGGCCGGCATATTGGGATGTGCCCACGTGCACACCATCGGCTTCGATCTTTGCTTCAAAGAGGGAAATCACCATGCGTTCAAATACCCACAATATGAGCCTAATAATTATTTCCTACCGGCCAACTTCACCAACTATGAGGGTCTCGTAACGATGCGGTTTTGGGTCGAGTCAGCGGAGTATCTGCTTGCCATAAAACCAATGATGGATAAAGTCGGCCTAGAGTGGACGGACCACTCCGATGGGTTGTTAGCTCTCATGAGGAGTCAGGTGGAGCAATGAGATTACCAATTAAAGCACTCAAGGAACTTTCTAAAACATACGGATATTCCCATGTGGTGATTTATGTGTATGACCAGGCCGGCAACATGTCACACGTCGCAACCTATGGCCGCACCCTCCGAGAGTGCGATCAAGCCGCACAATTAGGAGACATGCTAAAAGATGCGCTCAAGTGGCCTGAAACACTACATGCCGTTCCTAATAGAGTTAAGAAGTTGCAGGACAGGATCAAGGAATTGGAACAGGAACTCAGATCATATGAGATCACAGATGGGTAACAGCATGAGAAAATTCCTCTGCACGCGAAACAGGGACAGCGCAGATGCTTATGTCACCGCATTATTGAATGCCGGCTTTATGGAAACCAAGAATCCGACAGAAGCAGACTTCTGGTTGTACGACTACGAGCGTGACCATTATAATAAGACCCTGAATCTATTCAAAGACAAGCCCAAATTTATCTATCCTCACGTGCCCTATGGATGGTGGGTATGGGATGGCATCTGCGCCGTGGATGACGTGTCCTGCAACTTCGTGGTCAGCGAGGGAGCCAAACAGGGGATGCGGTTGTATGGGTATCCTCATCCCATTGAAGTGTGCGGATTTCCAAGATGTGAGCTGAGGCCATTCCAGCCGACACAAGGCATGAAACTTTTATTTGCACCCTCGCATACCCTCGGCAAAAGTGGCAAGTATCCCACTCCTGAATGTGTTGACTATCACCGGGCGGCAATGCGTCACATCATCGCCCTGAAAGATCACTTCGAGAGTGTCACTGTCCGCTATGCCTATGACCTGACGACCAGCGGCTTCACGGAATTCGCACATGAATCAGGCATCACCTTTACGCGGGCGGAAGCCTTGAGTGTTTCCGATTCATTGAAAGCCATTGAGCAGGCCGACATCATCATATCCTGCGGAACGTTCGGCTATCTTTCGCTTGCCATTGGAAAGCCCACGATCCTGTATGGAAACAGGACTCCCGCCTCCCGCGCCGGCAAGGTGAAGCATTATGCAAGCTATAAGCACCTGATCGACTTCCCCAAGCCCTTCGAGTCCCTGACCTTCGATGATGTGGCGAATGTCGGCCTGCAACCGGATCCCGAGGTGGAGCAGTGGAAAAGCCTTATGCTGGGCCAGCCTTTCAATGCAGAGAAGTTTATTTCAGTGGTAAGGGAGTTTGTATGACAAAAATTGCATCCCCTGAACAGGTAAAAAACTATACACTTGACCTCTGCCCCATTTGTGGTGGTAGGGTTACATACGCCTGCCGCTGTCTACTAAATGAAAGAACGTGCGACAATGGTCATCATTGGCGCAGGTTGGATGATGGGAGGGCGATCATGTGCAATAAGAACCATACTGATGAACAGCCTGAGTCCCTAGAAGATGGTATGTATCATGTGGAATGGATCGACGCAGACACGATTCGCCTGACAAAACCACCTTCACCGGAAAGTTGATCCATGCCGGCTTGTCCTTTTTGTCCTAGCCGTTATGCGAGTCTTGTGCGGAAGATGACCAATGTGGATTGCTATCGCTGTGTAAAATGTGGTAGGGAATTCATGGTATCAAAACCATCAAAGACGATCATCAGGACAATGGGTGCACCGGGCAAGGGCTATTACATCTACCGACATCAGGGAAAAGAAATCCCGTTTGAAGAAGCCCTGTGCAACGCCGGCTACTGGAACACGGGAGATATTAGCAAGGCCAGAATTGTACTCATGGATGTGGACACCGCCGGCAGAGTCGCACACTTTCAAAAAGACAAGACAAAGCTGTTTGTTTATCCCCATGCCGCAAGACCTTTTGTGGGTTGGGATGGACTCTTCACATCATCACAACACACGTCCGCAGCTTTCGTGTTCGCCGAGGGACATATTGATGTGATCCGCGCATATGGGTACAAGAAGCCATTACATCCTGTCGGGTGGGCATACAGTGAGATCAAGCCATTTGTGCCGGCCAGTGACCCAAAGAAAATATTGTTTGCACCCATCCATCCAAACCGCAACGGCTGGCTGTCGGCAATGGATAAGAATATCAACAAGCGCACATACAAAATTCTGCTGGACATGATCGATACGCACGACATGAGTCTGACAGTCAGACTCATCAGAGGTCTGGATGCAAACGGGCTATGGAAGGATAACCGAGTCTGTTATGTGGAAGGTCAGACCAACACGAAGCAGATGGATGATCTTGCACGCGCCGACATTGGGGTGAGCCATCAAACATACGCATGGATTGGTGTGGCATTGGGCCGGCCAATGGTGATGATGGGGGAAGGGGAAGCGCCTCGTAATGGTGGTAGTGAGGCGGATTTCAAACAGGTGAAGTCCTGGGACTTGTATCGTCACCTATTAGCCTTTCCGCTGGACATATTGAACACGGAAGACCCTTACGGTCTTCTCGTGCAGGCATGTGAGAGTGATGAGTGTATCCGTGATTGGAAATCCCGCATGATCGGCAGCGAGACCTTTGATCCAAAAAAATTTATCAGCGCAATGGAGATGTATCTATGAAACAACCAAAAAAAATGAACGTCATTATGGTCAACACCCCCATCCATGATTGGTTTGAGATATCCTATGCACACTACCTAACCATCCCGCGCCTGGTGATGGAGTCCATGCCGGCTGAATGGCAGGAGAAGATGGTTGCGCTCTTGCAGGAAATGGATGACACCTTTGTTCGGCGGCTTCTAAGATTGCGCGGAGTTCTTCGATTGTGTAATCTCCGCTCAAATAGATTTCTCCGCTTTCACGAATGACAGCAAACGGTTCGTCGCTCATTAGGTGTTTGCCACCCATGCGGCTTGTGTGTTCTTCAAAAATAATTGGCATGTTATTTCCTTCTCGGCGTGCCGCCGAACGGTCATGCTTTAGCGGCTTTGCGACCCACACAGAAGTGGTACGCAAAGTTTGGTGCTGTTATGGGAGTATCACAATATTCGCACGACTCAAGCAAAGTCCGCTGCAAGCCGTGTTCTACCGCCTTCGCGCCTGGGCGAGTAAGTGCGTCGTAAGTTTCAAAATCAATTTCAGACCACAGACGGCCAGGACTATCTTCCGACGCAATGACGCGACCAGTATCATCATTCATCCAGTACCTCAATTCATCTTCCATTTTTACTCCTTGCCCGAAAGGGGCGGTAGAACGGTTATGCGTTACCAGCGGCAGGCACAACCAATTTTGATTTTTTAGAGCCGCGCCCGCCTGCCGTCTGGTGCACGCGGTGTTCGGCGGCTTTATAATTGCGCTCATCCTCATCTGACCATGTACCATTTGCTTTTTCATTTTTACGGATCATGGCATAGGCTTTCATAAAATATGGTTCATGCTCCGCGATAACAAGAAAATTTTTGCGCTTGCTAATGAGCTTCATGGCGCGTGGGTGAAATTCTTCGTCGGTCTTGGGTCTTCGTTCAAGAAACATTTTGTACCTCTCTCTCGGCTGGCAAGGTAGCCGCCGAACGGCTGGCGTTAGCGGTGATGGGCGGGAGCTAGACCGCCACGCAAGCCACGATTATTTTTCAGACTCGTTTTTACGCACAGCATACCCATCATCCGCTGCACGCTGTGTTGGCTGTGTTTTTGCAGGACGACCAACAACACCAGGGCGCAATGATTCAATCTCGGATGGACGGAATAACCATTGCGCTGTATTTGGAACCTGAAACCCTATGCCGAATTGCTCATGTTTGATTTTAGCAATTGCGCGAACACGGCGAACACTGACGCCCAATTGCTCGGCAACATCGTCAACGGTGAGCAGGCTCAATAATGCGTAACTCTCGCCTGCTGAAAACGCGACCTGTGCCACCTGAGATAATGCTGTTCGCAATCTTGTTTCCGTCATCGTGCCTGCTCCGTTGGGGAGCAGGCTTTCGACCAGATTGTTTATTCGTTGTTCATACAGTGATCGTGCTGATTTTTCATCCATGACAATTCTCGCAGAGTTCGCAGTCATTGCAGATGTCAGTTACTCGCCCACATCGAGCGCACGCCTCATCGTAGCGCGTACCGCCCCACGAACACGATTGCTGAATTTCAGTTTCGATGATGTCTGAATTGATATTGAAATCATCACTGCCAACGCCGCCAATACCTAATCCGCTGGAAATATCCATTGACTGATATTGTTTTTCAACGTGCAATTCCAATTCGTTTTCAGGATGCCAGATTGCAGGGCGTCCAGCGAAATCAACACGGTAGGCACATTTTTTATTTTCGTTGATTTCAATGATTGTGCCAACCTGCCCAGGGTGTGTGAATTTGTTTGTTACCTGATTACTAATGTTGAATTTCATTTCATCACCTATCGAATTGTTTTGCCAGAGTGATTTTTGACGATACGGGCTGCGCTGTCATAGCCGTATTTGTTGATTAGGGCGTTGACGCCCTTGCGCCCGTTGGACTGATGGCGGCGGTGGTCTGCCATTTCAGCGAGTTTCTCGCGGCTCGTGCCAATCTCAAATTTGGCGGCGTCCAGATGTGTACCAAATTCAGCATTGACGCTATCCACCAGATTCAGGTGGGCTTCGATTTGCTCAATGGAGCAGGCGAGAATTCCAGTGAGTGCCATGCCCATTTTTGCATATTGCTGGCGGGTCGCGTTTGTGTCGTTCCAAATTTTCATTGCGCGTTCGTTGTTGTTTGTGTTCATCGTTTTATCTCCTGTTGTTTGATTGTGACGTTATTGTACCGACATCGGTATAGTTTGTCAAGGGTAAACAGAAAACTCGTTTTACCCGAAATCATGAACGCGGAGCAAACAGCCAACTATGATTTATACTGCAATATATGACTACAATATCAAGACATACCCAATTTCGTCAATGCTCTTCGGACGGTTTCTGACTGTTGGCGCATAGGTAGAGATTGTAATGCGCTAACCTGGCTCCTAAAAAGATAAAAGGGGCCAGCTCGTTTCATGCCTCTATTAGGAGCACCAACTCGTACAATGGAATAGGACTGTGATCCATCGGCTTTATCATGAATGCAATACAGTGATTTCCTCGTACACGAATCACATAAAGAATAAAAGCGATTGTTATTCTTTATGGGGGGGCATAATGTTTTCTTCTTACAATCGTCATGAGGGCAGGGGGTGGTTAAATAGTTCATAACTGTATTATAGTCATATGTTGATGAGTGTCAAGGGAAACGAGACGCACAATTCATGCCCACAAAAGCCAGGAGCAACAGTTGACTAAACTATTGCCCAAATTCCACAAATTATGATATAGTCTGAGCACTTCGGTAGATTTCAAAACCACATAAATGCCCGAACGGATCAAACGCCTAAGAGTGTATCGCTCTTTTCGGGCGTTTTGCTTTTTGCATAATCATCGAGAAGACCGATACATGCCCCAAAGAGTGTCAACACTCTTTGGGGCTTTTTATTTTCAGACAAGGATACCACCTTGAACATCCTGCTTTATGCAAATCAAAACCAGTTGGACTACGAGACACTGCGCGAGATTGACCATGATGGGCGCACGTGGCTGGTAATCAATGGTGTGCCAATTGTGGAAGGTGTGCTCGGCCAATTCCTCGTGCCCTATGAGGAATTCGGTGCGTTCCCTGCCGATTGGAATGATGTGCCCCTGGTACTCAATCATCCTGTGGAAAATAATGGGTCGGCAAGAGTCTCATCTCCAGACGTGCCCGTTATAGGACGCTTTCATAATGCCGGCCTCGATCCGCAGGGACGCCGGCTGACTGGTGAGTACTGGCTGGACAAGATCAATTTTCTTGCAACCGATGATGGGCCGGCCATGTACGAAAAGATGCGCCTCGGCCAGCCCATCGAAGTGTCAACAGGATACTTCGCGCCCGGCACTCAGTTCGTCAATGGCATATTCAAAGGCAAGCAATACACGGGAATACACAAAGGGATTCATCCCGATCACATAGCGATCCTACCATCAAACATTGGCAATTGTTCAGTAATGGATGGTTGTGGACTCAATCGCAACTCTGCGGATGGTATCTTTGCCAATTGTGGTGATAGTGCCAACTGCAACAAAGCCGACTGTCCCATGCGCGACAAGAATATGGGCATTGCTCCCATGCACAAGATGGAAGCCAACATGACCGGGAGTCTGCCGGCCGGGGGCAAAAAGATTTATGAGCAGGTCTATAAAGAACTAATCAAAAAAGGGAAGTCCAAAGAATCTGCTTCAAAACAAGCCTGGGGCGCAGTCAAGGCCGCCGGCTGGCATATGGGCGAGGGTGGCAAGTGGATGATGCAGAACGAAGCATCTCCAGAAGACCACACCAACTCCGCCATGATCTCGCTGATGATCCCCGATCAACTCAAAGCTGACCTGCAAAAAGCATACCCATTCATGGATGATGTGACACGTGACAACCTGCACATCACCATTTGTTATTTGGGGGATGTGCGCACACTGGACAAGGAAGCAGCGGTCAAAGCCCTGCTCTATGCCGCATCGAACGTGCCTCCGATCAAAGCCAAACTGCAAGGGCTGGCACGCTTCGTCAATGGCGATGAGAAGGACCCGATTGTATTGACTTTCGACAGTCCACAACTCATGACGCTTTATCGCAAGATCAAGATGTCCCTGAACGATCAAAAAATACCATATCACGATGAGCACGGCTTCATCCCGCACATGACTATCGGTTATGTGGGCAAGGATGAGAAGATGCCCATCGATACCATCGAACCTCTGGAGATCAATTTCTCTGAGATGACACTGACAGCCGGCGCGACCATGATCCCTGCCACATTGAGTGGTTACACAGGTGGGGACAGCTATATAAATTCCAAGCAATCCGCGAACCAGCTACGAGGCTGGCTTGCTAATGCAACACATTTCACCAAGGAGTTTCTTATGAAAAATGCACAGTTAGCCGCATTCCTGAAATCCATTGGCTTCAAGAACGTGAAGATCGAAGACAATGGAACTGATGGGCTTTCAGTGGAACTCGAAGGTCAAGGCAGTGAAACCGCTCTCGACGGGCTTGTACAACTCAATTCCGTTGTGCAGTCTGTGGGCGGCGCAACTGAATTCACCAAGACCTTCGAGGCATTGAAAGGCTTGCCGGAAATCCTGGCAAACATGCAAACGCAGATGAACGAAAAACTGGCAATCGTCCAGAACGTCGCGTCATTTGCGGAGTCCGTAGCCGAGAAAGAAAAGGCTACAAAGACGGCCCTGATCGCCGGGCTTGTCGCCAACAAAGCAAATCCGTTTGACGAAGCAGTGCTCAACACCATGTCGGTCACTGTCCTCGAAAAACTGAATGCGTCCTATCAGCCGGTTGATTACTCTGGCCTGGGTGCCGGCGTGTTTAGCAATGTCGAGAGCAAGCCCTTAGCCGTGCCTCAAGGCTATCTCTCCCTGTTCCAGAATGCAGAAGGGAACCAGACAAAGGATAAGGTGTAACAATGGCATACAAAACCGCACCCTCGACAATTATCCTGAGTGGTGATCCGCAATATATGGAATTGCCGCTCGAACCGCTGGATGCCTATGGCGTCGGCGGGATTACCCCCGGCTTTCTGGTTGAACGCAATGCAAGCAACAAATATCAACCGCATAGTAGCGCCGCCGGAATAGCCTCTCCAATCTTCGCAGTCGAGAACATGCTTCTCGGTAAGGGGATCGATGATGCCTACATTGTGGACAATGAGGCCGTGCTTGCTCAATTCTGCAAGCCGGGCGACCACGTGTATGCCCTACTCGAAGCCGGCGGCGGCAACGTAACTGCAGTCGGCACACTCTTGAACTCAAACGGCGCGGGACTCTTGCAGGTTGGGGCCACCCTGCCCGTTGCACGCGCCCTTGAAGTAGTCGATAACGACCCTGGCACGGATGGGGCTGCCATGCGCGTTCGCGTGGAGGTGATCTAATGGACATGGCTCAAATTCTCAATAGTAATTTTGGGTATATGCCAATGCCCTCCCTTGTCGGCTCGATGCGCCCGTACATCAACGGACGCGGCGAGTTTGTGGTGAATATTGGCACACCCAGCAACCCACGTGAACGGGTGGTCGCCAATGCCCTGCTTCGCACAGATGAATGGGAGCAGATCGACTCTGCCGTGATGGATGTTGTTCGTCTGCCAAATATCGCCCTGAATGATTTCCTACGTCTTGGGTTGACCCAGCCGCTCGATGGAATGGGCGTGACGGTATCCATCTACGATCAATTGGGTGACATGACCGGAGCCGACCTGAGCATGAACGGCGAGGTTCGCGGTGAGAAGGATCGGATTCCTCTCACTCCGCAATCCGTCCCTGTGCCCTTGATCTACAAGGATTTTCAAATCCCACTACGCTCCCTCGAATCATCCCGCCGGGGTGTGCGTGCCGCAGCGATACCGCTGGACACCACCTATGCCACTGTTGCCACCCGCAAGGTCCAGGACAAGGTGGATGATGTGATCTTCAATGGCGATGTGAAAGTGTTGGGAGGCACAGGCCCTATTTATGGCCTGACCAACAAGCCCCAGCGCATCCAGAAGACCTCCGCTCAGTGCGGGGGCGGCGATTTTGGCACTTCCGGAAATGCCTATAAGACCATCAACGGCGCGATCAATCTGCTCCATGCCGCCGGCTTCAACGGCCCGTTCGGATGTTATCTGTCCACCACGCAGTACGGACAGATCAACCAACTGATTTCCAACACCGCTGTTTCCGAGTTAGCCGCGATTGTCGCGCAGATTCCAGACCTTGCCTTCCTCAAGCTCTCCACAAAACTTACCGATGGTGAAATGATCCTCTGGCAATTGACCAAGGATGTTGCGGACATCGCCATTGCACAGGATGTCTCAACGGTCAATTGGGAATCGCTCGGCGGTTTCTTAATCGACTTCCGCATCTTCACGTGCCTGACTGTACGTGTCAAGCACGATTACAACGGTGCCTGTGGCGTGATCCACATCACAGGATGCTAATCAACTTATCTGCATGGAAGATGGGCTTTCTCCTCCCGTCTTCCATGCAGGGTTATAAGGAGTCTGCATGTACGGAACTGTAACCAACGTGGCAGTACTCGCATCTGTCTGGACGAAGAACGGGCAGTTTACCAATGCCGACGCTTATACCGTCGCCACCACACCCTCGCTGACACAGGTGGAAGCCTGGCTTGAGCAGATGTCGCAAACAATGGACTTTGCCATAAGCAGTGAAGGTTTTGCGACTCCGATCACGCATCCTACTGCAGTCGGTGCCATTGCCGGCGTGGTGGAGGGCGTGGTAGCTGACCTATGCCATGCCGCCCACAAATCAGGCCGCTTTTACACCAAGAAGGCTTTAGAGTCGGGATCATCCCCGCTTCTCACGATCCGCAAGGAATTGACGGATTGGGTGACGGCTCATGCGGTTTCCTTTCAAGCATTGGGTATTCCCACGGTCACGAATGCCGTGGGTAACACCATGGCGACTTTTGATGTCCTATGACCCTGCGGCGCATTCCCAGCCTGCATGTGCAGCTAGGCAATAAAAGGCTGGTTGCTCAAGCGTTGACCCGTCTGATCCCTGACAGCGAGAAAGCCGCCAGGCTGGAATTCAAGGAAACCACTTTGAATATCCGTGACGCAATGGCAGTGCCAGGCAAGAAGGTGAGCTACCCGATTAATTGGGATAGTGAGAAGCAGCGCAGATTTGTCATGTGGTTACTGCGCTCCATGAACAACCTGCCCTATAAACGCATGGGCAACTACATCGCGCACTGGATACAAAAGACCATACGCGGCGGCTATGAAGTGGCGAACCGCCTAAAGTTTGCCGGTTTCATTGCCGGCGACATTCGCGGACTTCGACAAAGCAACATCCACAAAGGACGCTGGCCTGTCTTCCGCAAGGTCTTTGATAAGGCATACAAATTGTTGCCGGCGCAAATACGCATTGGAATCAAGAAGGCAATCCGCGCCCTCGGATTCAAGGTCAACTAAATGGCCGAACCTATTGATTATTTTGGTGAGATCGAAGATGCAGTGATTGCTCTCGTGAAGAATCATCTTGACCACAAAGACACCTATTTTGATGCCCCTGATGAGCAGGTGGTCAAGTCCGATGATGACAAATTGAACGAAGGGCACGATTATTTTTTCTTCACCTTTCCCAGCGCGTTTCCCACGGTCTCGGCGGGAACGGACGTAGTGGAAACAATATGGATGATACGGATCGAGATTTTTACACGCTTTTCCACTCCCGAATCCACCTGGGCAAACTTCAAGGCATTTCGCTCAGACATCTTCAACTTATTTAACGTCAGGAACATTGGGCGCAATCTGAACCGCACTCCAAGAGTCGTCAGTGTTCTTTTATCTTCCGAAGGCGAACCCATATTTTACGGTGAAGAGTCAACGCCAAGTGATCCAGTATTTTATTCACAGGCCATGCAATTATCAGTTTCGACTCATATCAATCGCACATAAGCAAAGGAGTTTCAAATGACAATTACAGATTTCGCGTATCACTATACCGGATTACAAAATGGGGTGGTCTACGAATCCAATGCAAAAGGAAGACCCAAGGGAGTCAATGGCACCGCCTATGTTGGCTTTGACGTGTACGCGAGTAAAACGTACAGTCCCAGCCTGCCACAACCTCGAATTGTGCCTCACCCAGGCAATGATATACTCTTGCATACCCAGTCATTTCCAGGTCAG